GATCCTTGGCTGTCTTTGGCTGCTCAGTCAGATCGCCTTCAAGTGGTATGGACACTTCTCGCGGCCAAAGGACGGGCCTGATGGCACATAAGCCGGGACTGACGCGCGACGAGCTTGATCAAACCCGACGCGCGCTTGAAGCCAACGGCGGGAACGTCCGGGCAACGGCTGCTGCCTTGGGCATATCCCGCCGGGCCATGCAGCACAGGATGGCGAAACTAAAGAAATTCACGGCGCCGTTGCTGCCCAGCAAAAGCCGCGACATTGATCAGTTGATCGCGGACAAGATCGAAGAAAGCCGCCGGGCAAAAACAGCCGATGAAGCGCGCGATCTCATTCATATTCCTGTCCATATCAGTGGGCCTTTTGGCCTGCTTGTTTTGGGCGATCCGCATGTGGACGATGCTGGATGCGATTTTGAGCTGCTCGCCGCGCACCGGGATATAGCGATCAACCACCCGTATGTTCTGGCCGCGTCTGTCGGCGATTACCAGAACGGCTGGATCGGCAGGCTTGGCGTCCTTTACGGTGAGCAACAGGTAACGGCCCGCGAAGCGTGGAAGCTGGTGGAATGGCTGGTTGAGCCGCTGCAATGGTTGTTTCTAGTGGCCGGCAACCATGACTTATGGCAGGGCCAAGGCGATCCGCTGGAATGGATCGCTGGAAAGCAGGGATCGTTATACGAGCCGCACGGCGTCAGGATCGAGCTACAGCATCCATGCGGGGCTAAAACCCGTATCCACGCCCGCCACGACTTCCCCGGCACGTCGATCTACAGCCAGCTACACGGGCCGCGCCGTGAGCTTCTGATGGGCTTCCGCGATCATCTGGTGATCTGCGGCCACAAGCATACCGGCGCACAGGAAACGCTTGTCACGCCTGACGGGCTAGTGGCGCAGATCGTCCGGGTGTCGGGATACAAAGTCGCCGACAGCTACGCAAAGCAGCTTGGCTTAAAGAAGCATCCGATCTTTCCCGGCGCGCTGGTGATCATCGATCCGCGTGAGCCTGAGACTTCTCCCAACCGCATCTGGACAGCGCCGACAGTCGAACGCGGCGTCATGTTTCTGAATGCCCTGCGTGCCGACTACGAACAAGGGACAGCAAATGTCAGCAAAAGAAAACCGGCGGCTGGTGGAAGCAAACGCGTTAGCACAGGGAATACATAACCGGCTGCTGGAAACGAATACCGGCCTGCAGGATGCGTATGAAGACGCCTGCGTATGGATCGGTGAGCTTTATCTGGCGCTGGAAGCCGCTGAGCGATCTGTGTCGGCGGGCTACGTCAGAAGCAGCACGGCGCATCTCAAATGGCAGTCGGATAAGCTGACTAACCCGGTGGATGACGGCGACGCGTGGATTTCGACGGGAGGCGCAAATGGCTGATGAGGACTACGAATTCGTCGTTTCACCGGACGGCATGTCGAACCTGATCGCAGACAAGGTAGCGTCACGGACTGCGGCGTATATTGATCTGCTAGTGGAAACAAACAAGCTGAAAGACGACGCGCTTGTTGCCGAAGCGTTGGAAATGCTGAAGCGGGTGCGGCTATCGATCAGCGTGAATTCAGAAGCGACGCTCAGCACCCTGAAAGGCGGGAAGGCTAACTAGCCTTCTCTCCCTTCAGCGCGGCGCGGGGACTTCATCCCGACTTTTGAGAGCATCATCAAGCACCCTAAGCAAAGCCATGTTGCTCATCGAGTTTACCCACTCATAGAAACCCAAATCGGGCGGCATATTGCCTGCATCGCAGCACATGCGGTATTCGTGGCGTAAGTAGTCTACTATGCTATCACTCATCACTTCTCTCCCTATACGGGTTTGCGTATTAAATTGAGATATACGCACTTGCTTATTCACTCATCTTCCTGATCCCACATTTTGTATCGCCCGCTGTTACCTGTCCTGTCGCCCATGAGTGCCAGCGCGATCCGCACGAAGCACATGCCTACGGTGTAGACGCCGATGGCCGTGAAGATATGGACGATCATCCCACGCCTCCGCCGCTGTCTTTGTTAAACAAATACCAAAGCATCACATAGATGCCGACGAAGGCCAGCACGGCGAAAACGGCTTTAAGCATTCGCTGGCTCCATGATCGCAGCAACCGGGGCATCGGCCTGATCCTGATACTTGCCTTCGTATCGAAGTTCAGTCGGCTCCAGCAGTTGGTGGAAAATGATCTGCGCGATCGGCGATCCGGCTTCGATGTCGATCGGCGAATAGCCGTGGTTCGTTAGCTCCAAAGTCAAGAAGCCGTTCCATCCGGGTTCGACAATGGTGTTTTGAACCGCCAGCCCGCGCCGCGCCCATGTGCTTTTGTCGGCAACCTTAGCCAGCACGTCGTTTGGGATCGCAAACCGCTCGATCGTCGAAGCCAAAGCAAATTCGCCCCGCATTAGCCTGACGGGCTGTTTGATCCGCACGTCATATCCCGCAGGCCCAAGGCCGAATGTCATGCCGTTTGCGACGGTGCGCTCATGGAACGGCTCAAGCATCGGCCGCTGTCCGTAGGCGCCGGAACATAGAAAGCGTATTTTCTGCGCTGGCAGGATCATTCAATTCTCCATAACTAGAAGCGATACCAACCACACAGAGCGAGCAGTCGGCCGGGTTTTCCGCGTTTGAATTCTGGCTCTGGCGCAGGCTGTTTCGGGCCGTATTTTCGCTCGTTGGCGGCCTTTACTGCGGCGATACGTCGCGCCTCATTTTCCTTCCGACGAGCCTCAATTTCCTCCGGTGTCAGCTTGGCCTTGGCCCTATCGCGCGCGCGCTGGTTGTTCCGCGCCCGCATGGCTAGGTATTCTTTCCGATACTCGGGATCTTCCGCGCACCGCTGTTTGATGCGTTCATACGGCGTCACCGGCCCGGCTCCTTCAGCTCGGCGGCGAAGGCGAGGTAGGCGGCGCAGTCGATGTAGCTGTCCCGCTTCTCCGGGCTTGTCCGCATACGGGCCAATTTCACCGCAACCATAACCATTGCGATGTCGTGCGGCGTGAGCGCGCGGCCGATGATGTGGTTGGCGATCCGGGCGGCGCGATCGAAGTTGTCCTCGACGCCGCCGTAGTCCTGTCCGCGCTCTCCGATGATTGCAGACGCTTCTTCAAAAAACTTGTGCGGGTTCATGCCCAGCCTCCCCGGACAAACGAGGAACAAAACCCGTGTAGCTCTACGAGTATTTTGCGAAAAACTCGTACAGTTTCTTGGTTTGTTCCCGTCCCGTTCCGTATCGGTGGAGTGCCGCGTTCCGCTCTAAGTCTTTGTTTTTGTTGGTGGGCGGCACAGGGATTGAACCTGTGACCCCTCCCGTGTGAATGTTTCCATAAGCTATACATATCAGCTACTTACCCCAAACTTACGAGAGATTTGTATGGTTGGGAAGGCGTCGGAGGCTTTTGCTGCAGCCGACACGTCTGTGTGTTCGTATCGACGAGCTGCGTCGTGCGACTGCCACGCACCCGATGCAACGAGGCCAGAAGTGTCGAGCCCGCCGTAGCGTCTGAGGTAGGCGCCGTACGTGTGGCGGAAGGCATGAAACGACACGCCGTCGGGAATAAACACGCCAGCGCGCGCGGCCGCGCGATCAAGCCGCTGATAAAGCCGGCTGCCTTTGAAGAACCGGAACACAGCCCCCTCCCGATCGTATCCACGCGGATGGTTGGCCAGCGCGGCCACCAGAGGGGGTGGAAGGTGGACGGTGCGGGGAAGGCCGTTTTTCGTCGTTTCCACGAATGCACGGGCCTCTGAGAGGCTCAGATGCCGCACCTGTATCGACAGGGCCTCCGACAGCCGCAGGCCGGTGTAGAGCAGCACAGTGAGAAACAGGCCGAATTCCTCATCCTCTTCCGAGGCAGCCGAGATCAGCCGGCCGGCCTCCTGCGGCTCGAAGTAAAACGTCCGCGTGTTTCCCTTGGCGCCCTTCGGCCGGACGATCGGCAGATTGATCCGGTTAGCCTTCAGGATTGCGCTGATCGGGCTGTATACCTGACGGTTGCGGGTTGCCGGCGTGCCGTTGGGATGCAGCGCGAGAGCCGCTTCGTCGATCATTTCCTGCGTGATCTCGGACAGCTCAATGTCTCCCAGTTGCTTCATCAGCGGCGCGAGGAAACGCTGCTCGCCGCCGGCAAGGAAATAAGTTTTCACCCCTTGGGCGAATGTCTTTCCGCGGGGCTTAGGGGGACCACGCAGGACGGCTGCCTCGATACGCTTGATTTCGTCGCGTAAGAGCTTCTGGGCGACTTTCGCGTCACTAGTTCCAGCACTTCTGTCCACTCGGAAGCCGAGGTGCGTCCCCCTGATCCGGTAATTTTTCGAGCTGCCCGGGATGGGAGCCTGAAGTTTGAGTGGCATGGTTCTAAGCTCCTGAATATCTCCACGACGTCTGCCTCCGTAAACAGACGCCGCCTGCCTATCTTCTTTCCAACCGGCATCCCCTTCAAGTGATATTGCATCGTCCGCCGGCTGACATGAAACCGCTCAGCGATCTCCTCTAGTGTGAGAAACTCAGCCATTCTGATCCTCATATATCGCTCGCCTGGAGACTATCTTTGTCAGATCCGGCATTTGCTTTTCTCGTCGTCCAAAGCCTCTGGATTTTTTCTGAACTCCGAGGTGACGCGCCTCAACACGTTTCGCTTTCGATATGCGAGCAACATCATCCGCAGTCTTCTCTTTGTGGCAGGGGCTGCACAAAACCCTTGCGTTTTCGAGCGTAGGCTCACCAAGAAGCCCGTCTGCGCGTATGTGGTCAATTTCAAACTTTCCGGTTATTAAAGCGCCACAGCCTTCGCAAAATAGTTTGCTATCGACCGTGGCGCGTTTTACGGCTGCCACCTTTACGCTTCGAGAAAACTCGCGGCGCGCCATTTACAATATCGGCAGCAGTTTCATTCTGCTGCGACGTTCAGCAGCATTGCGGGTTTCAGCAAGACCGGCTCGAAACGATCTGTCAGCATTGTTGAGGCAGCTATTTCCACCTTCAATGTATCG